AGCGACAAAACAGATTTTTTGCCCTGTGCATGCGAGGGCGGGGGGTGGTACAGAGTGGCTAGGATAGGCAAGCGGAGGATCAAGCAGGATTTAATCGATCAGTTGGAGCGCCGAGGTGTCTACGGCCAGCAGTACCTAGATCTCATAAACGATTACATGGCATTGTGGGATGTAAAGACTGCTCTGATACGGGATATCAAGGATCGGGGAGTAACCGTAAAATACCAAAACGGAGAACACCAATGGGGTTATCGAAAGAACGACTCGATCGCAGAATTAACGAGGACCAATGCTCAGATGTTGCGCATATTGATGGATCTGGGATTGCGAGCCACCGATATCGACGCCTTTGGTGATGACGATGACGCCGACGACGAGATGTAGTCACCCGTACATCGACGATTATATATATCGCATCAGACGTGGCGATATCCCAGCCAGTAAGGAGATACACCAGGCATGCGACTACGTTGAGGACAAGCTTTCTGAACCGGGCATAAACATCGACGTTGATAAAATTGACAAGGCAGTCGAGTTAATAGAGCGCTATTTTGAGTTTAGGCTCCTGGATTGGGAGCTTTTTGTTTTGGCATTGATCCACTGCTATCACGAGCCGACCGACACTGTGGTGTTCGATGAGTTTCTCATTCTTATGGGGAGGGGCAACGGGAAGAACGGGTTCATCAGTTGTTTGATTTGGTATTTAACAACCCATTACCACGGCGTACAGGGATATAACATTGACATCATCGCCAACAACGAAGAGCAGGCGAAAACGAGCTTTGACGATGTGTACAATGTTCTGGAGCGCACTTGGAAGCGTTCTAAGAAGTTTTTTTATAAGACGAAACTACAAATCACGAACCTGCGAACGAAAAGTTATATCAAGTACAACACGTCTAACGCACGTACCAAGGACGGTAAACGGAGCGCTTGTCTGGTCTTTGATGAGATCCATGAGTACGAAGATTGGGACACGATCAAGGTGTTTCAAAGTGGCTTTGGTAAGCGTAAACACAGTCGGACGTTTTTTATTACGACGAATGGCTATGTTCGTGGTGGCGTTTTGGACCAGCAGCTTGAATTGGCTGAGAAGGTACTCAGTGGCGAGATAACAGAAATCGGCATGCTGCCTTTGATATACAAGCTCGATGACGAAAAGGAAGTCGAGGATCCCGACATGTGGGTGAAGGCGAATCCGTCAGCGCCCTACTTCCCTGAGCTTCGGAAGGCCATTGAGTCAGACTTGGTGCGGGCACAGTACCAGACTCACAGAGCGATTGACGTGCTGACCAAACGTATGAATTTGCCACGTGAGGACACGTACACCGTTGTCGCACCGTGGGATCAGGTGCTCGCGACTAACGAGCCGATCCCTTACGATGAACTTGAGGGACTGTCGTGCATTGGGGCTATAGACTACGCACAGGTTACGGACTTTGCCAGTTGCGGACTGTTGTTTAAATACCGGGGCAAACGGTACTGGGTCGAACACAGCTTTGTGTGCCACCGGTCGCTAAAGATGGAGTCCCGCCGGATCAAGGCTCCAATACGCGAGTGGGCCGAACAGGGTTTGCTTACGATCATCAATCGTGACAGCATCACGGCGGCTGATGTGGCGCAATGGTTTGTCGAGCAAGGCAAGCGGTACAACATCATCAATATTTTAAGCGACCGGTACCGAGTGGAGTTTTTGCGAGACGAGTTTCAGAAAATTGGATTGCCCCTTAAAGATGTGCCCAGCGGGCCGATAACGCACGCCAGGGTCGCCCCGATAATAGACTCCAGTTTTGCTGAGGGTAGGTTTGTGTGGGGCGACAACCCTGTCATGCGCTGGTATGTGAGCAACACGTACCAAGAGCTGGACCCTAAAGGCAACACAACGTATAAAAAAGTCGAAGCACAAACACGTAAGACAGACGGATTTTTTGCGCTTATTCATGCACTTACGCATGATGGGGATTTAGGGGAAACCGACGGTGATGTTATGACGTTGCCGGTCTACACCTACTAAGGGGGGTGAGTTTTTGGGCATGTGGCAAATGTTTCGCAGCTGGTTTAACAAAGAGGGACGGCTTGACCTCAGCACGACAGTAGCCGTTCTTGCTACCGACGTATTTTTTAAAGAATTGGCTGTCCAAAGTGCCATTAACCTAATAGCAAACACGGTGACCCGGAGCGAATTCAAAACGTTTGACCAAGGCGTTGAGCTTAGAGGAGACAACTATTATCTGCTCAATGTCGAGGCCAACCCCAATCGTAGCGCCAACAAGTTTTGGCGAGATTTGGTGTATCGTCTTGTTCACGACAATGAAAGTCTCGTCATCATGCAGGGGGAGCACCTTTACCTTGCGGATTCGTACAACGTCGTTTCTGGGACGTTCGTCGAAAACCTATATACCGATATCCGAATCGGAGATTACGACCTAAAGACGAAGTATAGGGAGTCTGAAGTACTGCACTTCGAGCTGCACAACCAGCGAATCAAGACCGTGATCGACGGCTTGTATGCGTCATACACGAAATTAATCGCTGCGGCTCAAAAAAACTACAAGCGGGGAACATCTCGCAAAGCGGCCCTCACAATACCTACCAGCTACCCGCAAACGGAGAAAGCTCAGGGAGAGCTTAAAGAGTTGCTGGAGAAGCGGTTCAAGGCGTTTTTCGATGCAGAAAGCGACGCTGTCATACCGCTTACTGGAGGTATTACCTACACACCTACCGATGAGGGCGTAGCGACTGCAAGAGGGACCGTTGAGGGCAGGGACATCAGAGCCTTTATTGACGACGTTTTTGATTTTGTGGCCATTGCGTTCGGTGTCCCGCCACAGTTACTTAAGGGTGATGTCGCTGACACTGAAAGGGCCGTGAACAATTACCTTGCGTTTTGTATCAACCCATTGGCCGATTTGATCAGCGATGAGATCAATCGAAAGATGTACGGCAAGGATGCTTATTTGGATCGCACATACATGCGTATCGATACCAGTCATATACGAGCAGTGGATATCAAGGACGTGGCCAATGCGCTTGACGTACTGCTTAGGATTGGCGCGTATAGCATTGACGACTGCTTGCAGCATCTCGGCATGGAGCCACTCAATACAGAGTGGAGCACGCAGAGATGGATGACAAAGAATTACGAGCCTATCGAAACAGCAGCGGAAGGGGGTGGTTAGATTGGGCAAAAAGAGATATTACTCTCTGGCTGTTCAGGGGGATGAGGCAGACGTATATATTTACGGCGACATTGTGAGCTGGCCATGGCTGGAGAGTGACGTAACCAGCTACAGCCTGGCCAAAGAGCTTGAGGGTCTCGAAGCCGATCGGATCAACGTCTACATCAACAGCTACGGCGGTGAGGTAGCCGAAGGACTAGCCATCTACAATGCCTTGCGACGTCATAAGGCGGAGGTCAAGACAGTCTGCGACGGGGTCGCCTGTTCCGCTGCTTCAGTTGTGTTCATGGCCGGCGATGAGCGCGAGATGAGCAACGCCTCTCTTTTGATGATTCATAATGCGTGGACATTGACTGCTGGAGATCCGAATGAGCTTCGCAAAGAGGCTGACGATCTTGAGACCATCAACGCGGCTACGATTCAGGCGTATTTGAACCACGTCAGCATCAGCGAGGACGAGCTCAAGAAGATGCTCGATGACGAGACGTGGATCTCTGCTGCGGACGCATTGGAGATGGGTTTTGCAACGACTGTGGTGAATCCGGCCGTCACAAACAAAGCGGCGGCAAGCCTACGACAGCGACAGCAGATACGAGATGCGATTCTGGGAAGGAAGTCGCAGTCTGGAACGCTCGACATTGAAGCTTTGGCGACGCGCTTGAAAAAGATGATGCAGCATGAGAGTTCGACTACGGAGCCGGAACCGGGATCTTGCCCCGAGTCCGAAACTGAGACACAAGCTAACGGACTCTCCGGTTTTATGGCGGCTTTAGCGAACAGGTTAGCAGAAGGGAATGAAGATGAATGAAAATGAAAAATTTAGATTTGCAAAAACAACAAAAAGGCCAGTGGACAAGCCGGTTGCAAGAAGCCGTTAAAAACGGCGATGAGGCGGCTTTTGCTGATGCGTTTGTCGAGTACACGAACGCCATGCAAGAAGCTGTCCTTGCTGAGGCAAAGGGGCTGGTGCAGTCCACTGACAATCACATTTTGGCAGGCCGTGGGGTACGCGTCTTGACGAGTGACGAGACCGACTATTACCAGAACTTGATCGGTGCCATGAGGTCGAGCAATCCAAAACAGGCATTGGCCGACTTTGATGTCGTGCTGCCGGTCACGGTTATCGACGCAGTATTTGAGGACATCCAAGAGGAACATCCTCTGTTGAGTGCTATCGATTTTGTGCCCACATCGGCGCTTATCGAAATGATTTTTAGCACACAGGAAGGCCGTCACTTGGCTCAGTGGGGTGACTTGACCGATGAAATCGTCAACGAACTCACCGCCGGTTTTGTCAAAGTTAATCTGACGCAGCTCAAACTGTCGGCATTTGTGCCCATTGCCAAGGCGATGTTGGACCTTGGTCCTGTCTGGCTAGACCGATACATCCGGTTGATCCTGTCGGAAGCTATCGCAAACGGTCTGGAATACGGAGTTATTAACGGTGCCGGCGAACAGGCGAAAGAGCCAATCGGGATGATCCGAGACCTTGACGGATCGATCACGCCTAACGTTGGGTACCCCGAAAAAGACCCGGTTGTAGTAACGGCTTTT